AGACAACGCTGTCATCTGGTATCTGAACCTGATCGTAAGACTTACCGAGTATATTTAATCTTTTTACTACGTCCAGTCTTTGCAGTCTTTCCAAACTTTGCAGTCTTCGCAGACGTTCCAAACTTTGCATATTTTTTAGATTTTTCAGACTCGCGTTGAATGCCCCCCCCTTGAGCGGAAACATATGGCTTAGAATCCAGCGTTTATACGCATCCAAATGAGTTTGCGTAACTCGTTTTTTGAAGAAATACCTATCTCCTCCAGCGGTCCTCGTTCCAAAATCTATACCCATAGCATCGAAGAAGCTGAAGTCGTCGAATAGGAGAACAGCGTGCATCGCTCGTTTCCACGGTTCGATTTCCTTGTTGTAAAGATAGTTATTCTTGTTGTTCCCAAAACTCCAACACGTTCTTATATAGGCATCTTTGTCTTTATTCTTTATAAAATCCGAGCGACTAATCCATCTATTCTCGTTTTGATATTTGCCCATAATAGCGTCGCGGAATAGTTTTGGCATGCCACTATCAATATCATTGACAGTAAATGTTTTGTATTTTCCGCTAAGAATAGCGGCATGCGTTATTCCACAACCGCCACAAAATAGATCGATAAAATGTGTGGCGGCCGGCAAGCAGGACATGATATCAGCTGCTATAGAATTCTTACCGCCAAGATAAGTTATTCCGAATTTTGCTTCCATAGCCGTTCATTCTCTTCCCGCATCAACTGCCGCAGCCGTTCCACCTCTTCCGCATCTGGCTGGTCCTCGCTCGCCACGTCATCGTCCTCCCACGGGAACCGCACCAGCGCCCGGTCGCTCGTCACACCGGCCTTCCGCAGGTCCGCCGTCGCGCTCATCACAAGGAAGGCGTTCAGGCGCGCCGATTCCCACAGCCCGTGCTGACGCGCGTGATACCCGTCCACGATGCTGAGAATCTCCCACCACCGCAGCTGCAACAAAAATTCGTTTCGATTATATCCGATTTCGCCCACGACCTTCTCGTACACATCGTGGGCGCTCATCAGTTTTTTTCTTTTTTCCCCTTTCCTTTTTTCTTCTCGGCCACCACGGCGGGCAACTCCATCCATTCCTGCATACTCTCCACCACGGCCTGGCTCAGCGCCGCAATCTCCGGACCGCTCGCCTCGTTCATCAGCCGCTCTACGGTTATAGCCGTGTCGGGCTTCGCCGTCAGAATGACCGCCATATACAGCGCGGCGCTGGCCTTTTGCATACTCATGTCGCCCACCTGGAAGGGCACACCGGCAATTTCTTCGTAGGCGATCTCGACCGCCATACAGAATCTTATGGGAATCACTTCCCCAAGGATTTTAACCTCTCTCATCGTCTTTTTTTAATTATTGTTAGCTATATTCTCACAATTCGCTGGTCGGCGCCCACAATACGGTAGGCCTCACGCCCAAGCCAAAGGTTCGCTTCGGCCACACGGCGCTTTTTCAGTCCGAGCAACGGCTTGCCCCAACAGCTCACCCACTTGACCAACTGGTCGGTGATGTCCTCGTCCTTGCGCCGCTGCATGATGTATTTCTTCATCGTGGAGTTGGCGAAGTTCCCTGCTCCGAGATTGTATATCCAACTTACGAGCGCATCGAACTGTCCCTGCCTGAAGTTCACGTTCATCCGGTTCAGCAACGCCTCTATCGGGCGCACATCCTGCTCCAGCAGCACCTCGGCCTGCGCCTGCGTGATTGTCTGCCCTTGCTTCACATCCGCACCGTAATGCCCATACCCTATGGTCCAGTACCTCTCTGTAGGCACGGGCTTGTATGCCGTCAACTTGCACCCCTCGAACTGCTTGATTAGCCCGAGGCCTCTTTCACTCGTCTCCATCAGCATCATTTTTCTCTATTACTGACCTCCTCCTTACGCACCCGCTTCCGGCACTTCAGATCGTAACAGAGAAAAGGGCGCAGGGCCTCCACAGCACGGCGGTTGCTCGACACCTCGTCCTGGAGGTTACGGACAACCGCTTCCGTCTTGTCTATCCGGGCCAACAGCTCCTCACGTTCGTCTTTCAGCTTTGTCACATAACCTTGCAATTCATCCCGGTCGGTGTTCAGGCGCGAGATGGTCCGGTCATACACCTCCTGCAACGTCTTCACGGCCTCCAGCGCCATCTGCTGGGCCTGCGCCTGGGCCTGCTTCGCCTCACCGTCCAACTTGTTCTTGCTCTGCTTCCAAAACACCAGCCAAGCGACACCGCCGCCGAACAAGATACTGCATGCACTAATCAACCAATCCATCGTATATCGTTTTATTTTTATCCAAAAGCCGCCCTTCGGATAGCGGCCTCCCTATATGCGAACCATCCAAACCGACAACCACGGGATTCTCACCCGCCCGGGCTTCCTTACAGCCCGTTGTTAGGTTAATGAATGATTCACTAATCCGACCCAACCTCCCGCAAGGTTTACCCGCTAAAAACATTCCCCCGCGCCTCACGGCGCAGGGGAACCAATAACTAATAATTATACACAATATAAAGACTCTCTATCCTTCACTTCTCATTCGTTCTGCAACGTCAACTCACCGCTGCCGCTGAGCTGCACCGTCCATGTTCCAATGGCCCGGTTCTGTGCCGTCACGGAGATGTCTGACACAATGGCCGTACCTTCCAACAGCAGCGTGTCGGCCTCGCGGTTCATCGTGCCATTCGTCGTACCGAACTGCACCGTCACCGCCTGCCCTTTCAGCGCGAACACGTCCGTCAGCTGCAATCCGTTGCCGTCATATACGGCCCACGTCAGCGTCTGTGCGTTGGTCATGCAGGCCACATACACCGTCTCGGCCGCTGTGGTCTCGTTCACATATTTCCCGCCGGTGCTGACTACCGTGTAATTACTTGCGTTTATCTTCCGTAGCACCAGATTGTCGGTACTGACGGGGGCGCCGCTCACTTCCAACCCTTCACCCGGCGACAGACTCACACCGGTCGGATAGATGTAGGCGGGGTTGGGACCGCCGACCTGCACCGATTGCGACGTCTTGCCCGTGCCGTTACCGTAAAGGCCGTCAATCACCAGAGCGTCAGTGCTCGCATCCCAGCTCAGACCCACAGGTTCCTGCTTCTGCCACGACCCCGTGTCGTCCTTGCTTGACGTGGCCTGCATCTCTACACTAATGTGAACAGTGCAAGTCTGCGCGGCAGCCACACACTTGTCATTGATTACCAGCCGAAGATGCTGGCCCATTATTGTTCCCATGTCTTATTCTTTTGATTATTTTCTCAGTTAAAGAAAAAGCGCAGACCGCAGGCTTGCCCCGCGCCCTGCGCTCACGAGAGAGGAAATTAACGTTATCTCAACTATTACAAGTCTCAACTCAAGGCACCTGTGCCCTGGAACTGCACCGTCAAGGTGCCGTCGGCGCGGTTAGCGGCGGTGATGGAGATGTCGCTGACGTAGGCCTGACCGCTCTTCTTCAACGCACTGTTCTGGGCCACGCGGTTGTTCGCGCCGGACGTCGTGTCGAACGTCAGCGTCACGGGCGTCATGGCGATCATCGCCGTGAAGATGTCCTGCGGCAATTCACCGTTGCTGCCGTTGTCCGTCAGCGTTACCAGCGAGTCCGTGCTCGCATCCCAACTAAGCCCGGTCACTTCCTGGCTCTGCCAGTTGCCGGTGTCATCCTTCGTGCTCGAGTCTTCCATCTGAGCAGCCACGTGGAATGTGCAGCTCGTCGCCATGGCGATGCACGTGCCGCCGACCAGCACACGTAAGTTCTGTCCTTTGATTGTTGCCATCTTTTTATATTTTTTTGATTGTGAATTTTCTTCTTATGATTCCCTACTCCCTGTCGCTCCCTATCGATATACGCTGCACTGGTAGGTCAGCCCCTGCCAGTAGCATGGCTTCTGCGAGTCATACTCAATGCGCCCGGCACTGAATTGGTAGTCTTCCGGACCGTCCGTGCCCTCATACGCGGCCATGTAGGCCGAAATCACGTCGCGCACCTGCGACGTCAGGCCGTGCAACGCCTCCAACGTACCGGCGACCACGGTCACGCCGATGGTCACCGCGTCCTGCATCCCCTCGAACGAATCGTCCTTGGTCAGGCCCTCGTTGGTAAGACCGTCGAAGGTCACGATCACA